GAGGAAGATTGCGTGTAGCATAAAAGCTCTGCATTCCCGGAGACCAGCGCGCAAACCATTTCCACTGATTAAGCCAATCGAAGTCAGCCGCATCGACAATGGTCACTTGTCCTTGAGTCAACCTAATTTCACGGTACTCGCTCACTTAGTCTCCATCTTCCGTTTCGTAATATCCGCAACTACATCGGCAAGAGGGATGAATTGGAGGGGCATCGTCCCCCGAAACGAAGTCCTGATCGATTAGAATCCGCCCCTCGTCTGCACATTCCTGACATTCGTCGCAATCGTTTTCGGCGGGGATGAGTTCTTTCCATTTCATGCCCACGCCTTTGGCGGCCAGCTTCTCTCCGCGGCTAGAGGCAAACGCTTTCTCGGTTCGGGATATCGTCAATGCGCGCGCCGGTGAAAAGCTCTCATGGCCGACGATCTCATGTTGGAGCTGGTTCACCGTCCATCCCTTGTCGACCGCACTCGACGCCAACTCACAGAGATCATTGCGAGTGGTATCGGTGATGGCCCATTTGGCGTCTGGATTGTCGACGATCTTACCATTCGCGAGAATCCTTTTGCCAACCAACTCAGCGCTGCGCGTCCGCGCCATCTCGGACGCCTGGTCCAGAACCTTTGTCCAGAGCGTCTTGTTTTTTGCTCCGGTGATCCCGAAGCGCAACAGATATTTCTCGGCTCCCTCGGTCGCCACAGCCTCAAGCAATGGCGTTACCTCTGGGATCAGGTCGTCCCAATCATCGACTTTGTACTTGAGCAACTCCTGAAGTTGCTCCTTGGAGATCGGCTTATCGGCCTTAGCAATCTTCTCGGTATCGAACAGAGCGGCAATCTCGTGTCCCTTGCGCTTGAGATAGGCGGCTAATATTTGCTCCAGGCTTTTCCGCGCTTTCCAAAAGGGACACCGGCCGCTTTCCCCGCCTCCGTTTCCCCTGAAGCATTTGCGCTGCTCTTGCCGTCCTCATCGCCCTTGGCGCCTGCTCCGCCAGCTTGCGGCATCTCGGTTTGCGCCGCCAATACCTTGAATGGAATTGCTCCGCCTGAGGTGTACACCATCGGCACGTCGCCACCCTCGACCGGATCAAGTCCCTGTCGCTCTCGACTTTCGTTGAGCGTGAGCTGTGCTGTTTTCACGTAGCCAGTGAGCACGGTCTGCTGGTTGACGATATCGACTTCTTCGTCCTGATTCCAGACCAGCTCTAGATCGTCCCAGCCCCAGCCCATCTGAACAAGAGCGTCCATGAAGGACTTCCACCAGACCATCTCGACTTCGATACCCTGCTGCTGAATCTGCTGCTTCTCAGACTCGACCGAGGAGCGCGATGCGGGCTCCTGGATGTATGGCTTGGGCAACGTGCGGAAGGCTCGACAGACGATGCGAGTCATCCACTCGTCATAGGTAGACTTCAGCAGCTCGCCGGCGGAACCCTTCATTTCGAATGGCTGCATGCCGCTGGGGATAAAGCGGATCTTTGATTTAAGCTTGAGATTCCCAGAGAGAATGGCATCGAACGTCGCCTGCCAGATCGCTATCTGCTCCGGGGTCCAGCCTTCGGGGACGCCAAACATTACGTCCGGAACATTTCCCTCTTTCCAGAAGTTCAGCATGTACAGGCCCTTGCGAACGACCTGCGTAGCCTCCATCATGATCTGCTCGACTTCGCTGAATCCGAAGATCGGGCAGTCGGTACGCGGACGCGCCGGCATGTAGAGCAGTTCGCGCTCGTGGTAATTGTCCATTGGCAGCCCTTTGACAATTTGCTGGTAAGCGGGCTGCGGGAAGTCAGGGATTCGTCCGTAGTCATCGACGAGCGGCTTTACCGTGGCGCCGTCTAGCGCGATGATGGCGTAAGGCTTGTTCTGGAGCCTATTTTTCCAGATAAAGGCGCTGGCCGCGTCGATCGTGTAGCGATCGCGGAAGATCATCCGCATCCACATTGCGTAGGGGATCTTCCGATCAGGCTTGAGGAAGAACTGCGTCAGCTCTTTGACGCGCGGATCGTCTTCCGACTTCTTTCCCTTTGGCGGATTCTTGAGCGCGAACTTCCAAGGCAGCGCCACCAGCTCGTCGATGCGACCTTCCATCTCGAGCGTGATTACCCCCGACCCTCTGGCCAGGCCACGAAGCAGTGAGTAGAGATTGAGGCGCTGCGGGAAAATCGCGACGTTGATGAATGTCGGATAATCCCAGGTGCGCGGGTAATTGACGTAGGGAGGACCAAACGGTGTGACCGGCTGTCCGGGAGAGAACCAGTTGTCGAGGTCGACGTCACCAACGAAGTCAGGCGGCTGCTCACGGTCGTACATGCCGGGTTTGTCGGTGTCGCCAATCAGCAGACCACGCGAGCCACGATAATTTCCAGGGAGATTGTAGTTGCCGCGGGACCGTCCATGAGCGCGAGGGGATTGCACAATAGCCGCGCCGGGGTTGAGCGGCGAGCGAGCTCCGCCTTCGGGCAGCTTCATCAACGGCTCACCGTAAAACGGATCGCGTTCGTTTTCGTCGTCTAACGGCATGCTATTTACCCCTGCTATCAATTGCTCCAGGCTGGCTTATTACACTCCGGATGGAGGCTGTTCACGCCATCGGTCACGATCTCATTGCCCAACGGCTTCCCGCACTTCGCGCAAAGCTCAACTGGCGTCATCTTCGCCATCGCAGCCTGGTACGCTTTGAGAGCCGACGGAGTGTTGGCCTGCTCCTTAACCGGCGATGGCCTGACGCCATCAGCCTTCACTTCCTGCTCTGTCGACTGTACGGACGCCGCGGCTTCCGACCCGGTGTTCTGATAGTGCCGCAAGAGCCCAGACCAGCCTTCCCACCCACCGGCTAGCTCCGTCAGTGCCCACACGTCAGCATCGAGCCTGTCCGGAGAGTCATCATCGGTCTGAGGATTCCAGTTAGTGAGCTGGTCTTCGAGGAGTCCGAGGGTACCCAAGTGGTGCACTCGACGCTGCTCGTAGAGAGCGGCGATCGGCTCCGCTCTGATCGACTTGCCGCGGCTCGCGTGTACGCTCTTGTACGAAACATTCGCATCTTGGTGGCGAATAACAGCTTCGATCAGGTCTCCGCCGTTATTGACCTCACCAACAATCCGATCAGCTTGCCAGTGGTGGTAAAGGATCACGGCTTTTTTGGCCCAGCCGTCCGGAGTGTAAACCCCCGAGGCATCCTCAAGGACACAGAACTGGTCAGGGTCATCCGCAAACTGTCCGGCAACGATCAATCCGGTTTCGTCTGAATTCTCATTGCTAGTAACCGCCGGATCGATCGCGACAACGATGCGCAGCAGCTCTGGGACCTTGGCGATTCGGGAAGCGTCGATGTCGGCCAGCTTCCAAAGGGCACCCGGGTTATCGTCGAGGACCTCGGCCATGAGCTCCTGTCGTCCGAGCCTGGTGCCCTCGTACTTCTTGATGATCTTGCTGTAAAACGTCGATGCCAGGTTCGCTCGATTGGCATAGGTGGTACCGCGCGTGACGTGGACAGTTGAATCGCCGATGAGCGCACGAATGAGCTTGGTTGGCCGCGGCGTGGTGGTGGCGACGGTCTGCGGTTTACGCCCGAGGCGTAGTCCGAACATCGCCTGGTCCCAGGAGTCCTGATCGTATTGCCAAGAGGCGGGTTCATCACAGTTGTGGACTATGACGCCGTTGGCAATGTACTCCTGCTCACCTTCAACCGACAGATTGTAGACGGTTTGTTTTCCAGCGTCCTCCCAGGTTGACACAACGCTGGCTGCAATAGTTCCCTCTTCGACTGCTGAAGATCGAACCGCAGTATGCGCAAATCTTCTCAACTTTGCGTTTCTCGTCCGCGAGCTTGCGATGGCACGTGGTGCACTTGGGAAGTTGAACCTTGCGTTTGATGACCATCCGCTTGCCGCACACGGAACAAGAAACCCTGTACCGCTTACGGCTTGGGTTGGACTCACCAATGTGCTCGACAGCATGGATGCGTTTATGTTTCTTGTGCGTAACGCATTCAAGATTATCCAGCTCGTTGTGAGTTTTAACCCTATCGCGGTGGTGAATCTTGTGGCGTGGCGGGATGGGTCCGTTCGCCTGTTCCCAGACCCAGCGATGCTGGTACACGTTCGCGCGCTTGCCGCGCTTTCCGACTGCTCCGATATAAGCGCCAATGTAGCCGTTGCTGCGTAACTGCCAATTGATAGGCTGTCGAGTCTCGTCCATCCATAAGATGTTAACACTGGATGTTCGCCAGTTCCAATCAATTCTGCGCCGTTTGAAAAACGCACACGGCCAACATTTGCGGGACGAGACATGATAGAGCGGACTTTGCGTACTCCATGCCGAGTGACTACGTTATCGCCCACATCCAAGACCTCAATGGGTCTCGGTCCACTTGGTGTTTCAATCATCGTGCCAGCGATAAAGCACCACAATTTCTGATGCTGCTTGCCGCGCAGTCTGTCAGGCTCAGCCGCTGTAAACAGCAGCGACCGTGCTCCGTTCGGCCAATCGAGGCGGCGCTTGCTAACACGATAGACGGGACGCTCGTCAGGGGGACAGACGGCAAGGATTCCACTCTCACCCTCCACCATGATGTCGCGCAAGTCATCAGCCGTTGCCGCAATGAAGTTCACGTGGTTATAGCCGCTCTTGATCCACCGCCGGACCAGCTCTGCCCCGCAGCGTGTCTTGCCGAATCCGCGGCCGGCGAGAATGAGCCAGGTTGCCCAATCGCCGCCCGGATGACATGCGCAATTGCTTGGCGGAAGCTGCTCCGCGCGTGCCCAGCTTGGCCAGTCATAAGCAAGAGCCTGAAGTTCGACATCGGAAAGAGCCGCAAGCCGTTGCTCAATCCCCGGCTGCTGGCGGATCTGTTCGATTACCGATAAGCTTGCCAATCAATTCCTCACGATCCACCTTGACGTGGACGGGATTGTCGGGGTCCCCGGTGTGCTTCAACGTGTCGCCATACTTCTTGGGCGCCAGCTTCGACGCATACCATTTGCGCGCATCGATCTGCAGCCGGGAGCGCTCGACCATATCGCCAGTGATCGTCTTGATCTCAGGAGCGGTTGTTAGTTTACCGTCCGCATCCTTGATTTCGACCAGCTTAGATTCGGTCTTCTTGCCCTTCCTAGACTTGTCCGCAAGCTCAAGAATCTGTTCGGCTAAATAGTCGGCCTGAGCTTCCCTCGCGCGCGCGTATTTCTTCGAAAACTCAGGCTTGTCGGCGAGCCAACCGGTGATCGTGCTGTACTTAGGCATACCCTTCTGTTTGCAAATTGTGACCAGGCTTTTTCCGTTAGCGATACGATCGCAAATCTCGTCCGCAAGCTCCGGAGTGTACAGGCTGGGCCTACCGACTTTCATCGAGCGCCAATCTCCACTGCTCTAACAAAGGCGTCGGGCCGCACATCGAGCGCTTTGCAGATTCGAATGAGGCTTGAGACGGTTGGCATCACTTGGTTGCATTCGATCTTGCTGACGTAGGTGCGCGGACAGCCGAGCAGGATTGCAAATTTGCTCTGGCTCAAGCCTTTAGCCTGCCTGATGACGCTCAACACGCAAGCTAAGGACTCGCCGAGTAGGTCGTGTCGCATGGCGTTGATGGGAAACCCACGCAGCTTGATCGGCGCTGTGTTCTCTGGCTCCGTCTCTACCGTAGGCTCCGGCGGTGGATCGAGTGGTACGCCACACTTCCGGCAGAGGCCGTTGGTTGTCTTGAACTGGGTCAGGTGACAGGTATCGCACTTCACTACGGGGCGATCATCAACCGGCGCTAGGGCTGTTGCGCTCATCTTCCGCCGGCCTCACGGTGAACCTGCTCGTAATCCGCGGCGCTCATCGACCGGCCATCCTCCCAAAACACGTAACCAGCGCTGAATCGCATGGGCAGCTCGTCGGGGACGGAGGCTCTGAGGTTTACGATCCGCATCTGTGCGGCGTCGAGGACCTCTTCCCGCACGGGGAAGTTAAGGCTCTCGACCGGGTGCTTAATAGAGCCGTCAGCGCAGACCGTGATGTCACCCTGAGGAAATCTCATGCGTGTGCGGCCATTGCTTTCTTTGCGATGGCGAATTCGCGCCATTCCCGACCATCAGTGACTTGATGGGCGGATTTCACCACGATGCAATCTTCCCAGCTCGCACGCCCATAATTGGCAACCTTGCGCATCGCAGTCAGCTCCGCGCCAGTCAATCTCCGCTTGCCCTGGTCCGCGCACCCCAAGGCGTTGCGCCGTGATTCCGCGCATGTGATCTGCGCCGGGCTGAAGTGTTCCGGACATCCCGCCTGGTCGTATCCCCGCTCCGTAAGTTGCTCCGGGGTCAGTGGAATACGGCTCACCGGTGGCGCGACGTAATCCTTACGGTCGCGAACGTACTGCGCGAACTTCCCGCACATGAGGACAGCTCCGGTTGCGAGCAGCATTTCAAGCTGCGCACGTCCGGCGCTAAAGAGGGGTCTATCAACCGCTGGATTGTGGGAGTGTAGGTAGACAGGGGTTTTCTTCATGGATGTGAGACGCCCCGGCTGGCGCGCGCCGAGAAAACGCATGACTACATGTACCGCACTACAGCTAGGGTCCTACTTCTCAGACATCGCCTTAATTGGGGTTAGGATGGCAGGTACTCTGGACGTAATCAAGATGTTGCAACCGATGTTGCAACCGTAGAGGGTTTCTTTCCTCGATGGCGGCGCATAGATTCTCGACTCTCGCGCGTGTGGCAGTCATAGCACCAATGAGACGGCTTGCCGCTGCGGTCCTTTCGGATTGGGAAGTTCTCTACTGGTTGAAGCTCACCGGAGTGCTCACATCCAGGGTGAGTGCAAACTCTTGGATCGTCGCTCATTGGGCCGCTCCGGTCGGCAGCGTAATTCCTTTCCTGCCGAAGAACTTGGTTGCTTCTGCGGTGTCGACTGTTAAGCCAAGCCCTAAGAGGTTGTCGCGTAGGTGAATCAGCGCAAAGCGTAGATAGCGGATTTCGCCACTGCGGTCGGGATTCGCGCGCTTCTGGGCTTCGCGCACAATACGGACGCGACCGGCGTCCATCCAGATCAAACCGTGATCCGGAAAATACTCATCAAGTAAGGCCTCATCGATGATTCCTGGCCGACACAAGAAAAAGCGATAGTCACCCATGTTCGGGACGTTCTCCGCTGTGTACCCTCCGTCCTTGATTTCCTGTTGAGTGAATCTCTTTCCAGGGTAGGTCCACGTCGCGCCTGGTGCCCGATAACAGGTGTATTTCTTCCGGTCATTATGGAAGTCGGCGCGCGATGTTTTGCACTCGATTACGATAGACCCGAGGTGCTTATAGCTGCTCGACCAGCCGATTGCGTCTGGGATCTCCCCGGCAGAGGCGACCTTGGTGAGCACTGGATCGCATCTCCTGTTGCCCCGCAGCCATGCCGCGGCGCGCTCGCAAAGTTGCTTGTGTGAAAGGTTGTCGTTCATCATTGCTCGTCCTCGCGCATCCAGAACACAACCACAAGAAAGGCAATCAGGCACCAAAAGAGTTCACACAGTCGCCGCATCATGCCCTCCATCGCTTTCTCATAGCCTGCTGTTTACCGGGAAGCCTGTCGATGTGGAAGGCCCTCGGCCGGTGCGCGCGTCGTTGAATCTTGCGAGCCGTAACTGCTTCCTCGGATTCCTTGAGCCTCGCCTCGATTCTGGCTCCCTCTCCCAGTAGATCCGCAACCCGTATCTGTTGGCGCATAATCTGCTGTTCGCGGGAAAATGGGTCGGATAGATCAGGGATAAACACCTGTGCTACCTCCACAACCGGAGTCCGCCACCAGGAATTACGCGCTCTCCATGCGTCATCGCTTTTTGGGTCACGCTCGCGTCTTAGCTCTTCGTAGAGATCCATCGCTTACTCCCGCTGGCTATTCGACTTACTGTGTTTCGGTGGGCGTTTATCAGGCGTCCGGCCCGGGTCTGCATCCCTTGGGAATGGTGAAGTGCAGCCTCAACGTACAGGCGCTTGATTTCCGCCATCGCAGCTTTGAGCGGCATGCCGGATTCAGCCAGAGCCGAGATGCCGTCTTTCAGGGATTCAATACGCTCGTTCACTGGGGCTCCTTGCTAAACTCGATCTCTACCACCTGACCTCGGACCATCTTGGTGAGAGTGCGGCCAGCGGATAGCAGGCGGACCTCTTCGGGATCGAGGACGAGTACGAAATCATTTAATGATTCTGTTGGCTTGAAAATCTGCGGGTCAGTTGCGCACTTCGGCCATTGTGAGCAGCCCTGGCCGGTAAATGGTCCATGCGCGAAACACAGACCGCCTACTACCTGCATGCAGTTCACGACTGGCGTAGGCTGCTCCTGACGCTTATCCTTGAATCTAGATTCTTGCTGATGTTCCCAATCGCCTCTCAGCATCACTTCGCTCCTATCCTGAAGATCAGCGATCGCCACACGCGATGCAGATTTCCGTGACTTGCCGGCCGCTTGCTTCTGACCACCTGGTCGGTCGCTTCCATGTACGCGAGAGTCTTCGCAATTTCTTTCAGCCTTGGTCCCAGAGCACCGGTGTTGTGCG